ATGCTGTTCGGCGACGAGTGGCTATCGTGGGAACAGCGCACACTACGTGATGAGCTTCGCGCTGCAGGATACGCGATCACCGAGCTGACATCTGCCAAAGCCGCGGCGTACAAGGCAGCGCGCACTACGGTTGGTCCATGGGTGGACTGGGAAATCTTCGAGAACGTGGGTCATGCGTTTAACAACGATATGACTAACTTTGAGCTGCGCCAGCCCCTAACCGCGGCGGAGTGTGCGGTGACTGTCGACGCGCTGCGTATGTGTAGGATCGTCACTTTTACGGAAGATGTAAAGAAGTACATTGCCGCGTGCGCCGCAGCAGATGAGTTCTTGTATCTACCCGACCCGCTCACGTTCGCAATGCCGTACCTGTGCCCCCAAATGTACACATGCGCCGAGCACGGAGGGCGGGAGCTCGACGACCTTATAGATGGTCGCTGCGATCTGTGCGTGGGTCGCTACGAAGATGGGGTCCTCATAGACGCACCCATAGCCGGCCTTGAGAATCGAGGCGCGAGCATTCAGAGGTACAGTCTTTACGACTACGCGCCGATCGCGTCAAAGTACGAAGCGCTCGCGCTCCTAGACCTAGACACAATTCAGCTCGATCTCACACAGGTCGATATGCAGGTTGCGAAGCTCTTAGACGCGAATAGTTTGCGCAAGCGTATGATGGCGCGCTATGAAAAAGATATAAAGGAGGTCCGAGATGTCCGATATAGCACAACGACTAGCGCCGATTATTTCGGGGCAAACGACGGGCCTCGACGCAGCACGTGAGATACAGGCACTGCGCGGACCAGAGCTAGACAAGTTCATACAGCGTGGCAACTTTACGCCTGAGCAGCTTGCGCGCCTGAGCCCGCGTGGGATTGGCGCGAATAGCCTCACTGGCGCGCAGAACATAAAAGCGCTGCGACATAACGCCGCCCAGCTCGCTGAAGGTGGTTTGCATAAAGTACCAGGCCGAGTCATGTCCGCCGCATGGAGAAACTCGCTCGGTACGGGCGGAAACGCGAGTATGGGAGCGGGGCTGCGCGGACGTTACCTGCCGATGGGCGCACGCCTAGCAATGGCCACACAGCTCGCCCCTGGGGCTCTTGAGGCAACTAAGGACATTGACCCCACCGGTCGCGGCCGCTCAAAGACTGAGCGTTTCGGATCTGTTGCGGGCGGAGCGCTCGGGAACTTGCTTGGGGCGGTGCCGAGCAGCGTCACCAACCGCTTGGGCATGGGCGGGGGCATGGCCGCCGGCGTACTAGCGGGTATGGGGGGCCAACTTATAGGTCAGTCGCTTGGCGCTGCCGCGGGTAGGGTCGTCGATCGCGGCGTCTCCGCAGTGCGCGGCGTGCAGGCAGGCGATGGTACGCAGCCACAGACCACAGTTCAGCGGCAGACAGGATCTAACGCGGTATGAGTCGCCCACTCGGTTATGGAGGCCGCGGCGCGCAGTATAGCGCCGTCACCGGAGCAGACAACGCGCGGGCGGGCAACGCGCCTAAGTACCCGCACCCATTTTTCGATCAGGGGCAGGCGTACTTACCGACGTCGGTTAAAAACCTGTTTCATTGGTGTCGGTACTATTACTTGACCAACCCCGCGGTGAACTCTGCGATCACTAAGATGGCAGAGTACCCTGTAACGGACCTGACCTTCAAAACAGACGACGACGTACTACGCCAAAAGTACATGCGCATCGTGCGTAATATAAATCTGAAGGCCGCCCGCGTTGAGATCGGCCTAGACTACTACACATACGGAAACGCGTTCGTGTCCGTGATGTTCCCGTTCCGCAAGTTTCTGACTTGCGCAGAGTGCAAGCACACGCACGACATCAAAGCAAAGAGCACGAAGTACAAGTGGGTGAGCCAGAAGTACCAGCTCACCTGCGCCAAGTGTGGATTTGTCGGGTTCGCCAAGGCGCGCGATCAGTACCTAAAAAGTGTGCGCGACATTACGATACTGAGGTGGGACCCCGAGCGTATTGATCTGTCACACGACGCGTTCACCGGCAAGACGACGTACTACTACGAGATCCCGCCCGAGATCCAAAATGAGATCCGTATGGGCCGCAAGGAGCGAATCGAGACAACCCCCGAGGTCTTTATTCGTGCAGTACAGCTGCAGCGCAAGGTTATGCTGAGCGCGGATAACCTATATCACTTTAAGCGCCCCACGCTGGCGCAGAAGTCTATGGGCTGGGGTGTGCCGCTCGTCATGCCTGTCCTGAAAGACCTGCACTACTTAGGCGTTCTGCGCCGCAGCCAAGAGGCGATCGCACAGGAGCATATAGTACCGCTGCGTATCGTATTCCCGCAGGCAGGTACTGCGACATCAGATCCGTACTCGATGGTCAATCTTGGAGACTGGAAGCAGGAGATCACTAAGCAGCTCTCGCAGTGGAAGCTCGACCCCAACCGTATCCCGATTATGCCCGTCCCGCTCGGTGTGCAGACCATTGGCGGCGACGGGCGGGCGCTCATACTTCACCAAGAGTATCGTGTGTGGATGGAGCACATCATCGCCGGTATGGGCGTCCCACCTGAGTTCGTGTTCGGGGGTATTCAGTTCAGCGGAACAAACTTAACTATGTTCCAGCTGCATAATAAGTTCCTGGGCTACATCGACGATCAGCGCGAGCTCGTGTACGACTTTATCCTCGGCAAGATTGCAGCGTTTATGGGCTACCCGCCGATCGATGGCGACTTCCGCCCATTCAAGATGGCGGATGATATGCAGCGGACGATGCTCTACTTCCAGCTCGTACAGGCGCAAAAGCTCTCTGAGCGTACGCTGCTGGAGGATCTCGGGTTTGACCCCGAGGTCGAGAGCCGCAAGATGGACGCGGAGCGTGGCCGCTCGCTGGAGCTGCAGCGTCGCATGCAAGTGCAGCAAGCCCACATACAGGGCGACATCATGGATATTAACACCCGCTATCAGGGTCAATCGCAACTGCAACAGACGCGCGGGCAGATGGAGAACCAGAAGCTCCAGACGAAGCTACAGCAGGAGGCAGAGGCGGAGACGCAGCAAGCGCAGCAGACAACGCTCGCGGCGCAAGCGAATCAAAGTTTTAGCTCCAACGGCGCGCTCCCAGACGGAGCGATCACAGGTGATAGTGTGGCACCCGGCTTCCCTGACGGGGCGACCGCGTACTCCAGGAATGGGCGCACAAAGCCACAGACGGGCCTACCTCCGTGGCAGGCCGACATGAAGCGCGGACCGGCAACTGGCAACGCCAACATGGATATCACTTACGTAGCTAAAAGAGCGGCTGCGTACATAAGGAGCCTGCCGCCAGATCGGCAGCAGCCTGTATTGCAGCGCATGTCACAGGCCAACCCGCAGCTGTACCAGATTGTGTCGGGCATGTTAGAGCAGCGCAGGGGGGACCAAAGCGACCCACTTAACCCCACAACAAACCCCCTGCCCCAGCAAAAGCCCTCTCGGGCTACGCCGGCGCGGAAGGTTGGCTACTGAGGTCCTCCTCATCGTCCTCTTCGTATAGCTCGGGGAGCTCCATATCCACAATGAAGTAGGCGTCACGCGCGCCGAAGAACTCCACCGCGCACTCCATGCAGATAAACACGTCGGGCGAGACGCAGTGTGGCGGGACTACCTCGTCGACCATCACAGTCTCGCGCACCGGCACATCTGCCACAATACCGAGGCTGATGCGCACGCCAATGCCCACATCCTCGAAGGGCTCGCCGCAGTCGCAGCACTTCGTCGGCCACACCGTGCTTCCACGCTTTAGCTGCATGAACTCGCGCGAGAAGCATTCGTCGCAGAGCGACAGCTGCGCGGCGCGCGTAGACGTTTGCTGGATGTCAGCATTCCTCCAATCGTCGGACTGACAACCCGTCACAATAAAAGCGTCGCGGCGCTCAGTTGGGTTCTGGAGCGCACTGATAGACCCGCCGCACCGAAGACACGCATCCTCGCACTTTACTCGCATAGTTTAACCCTTAGTGTCAGCAGCGGCAACGCGCCGCAGAGTTGACAAGAATGATCGGCGTAGAACGCCAGCACCTCAATTGAGGCTGGGAGAGCTTCTACACAGCATAGGCAAATCCACAGATCTCCCGGCACAAGCGCGCAGGACTCACACTGCAGATGACCGCAGCGCCCGCTCGGCGCAACCGCGCATGGGGCGCTCGGAGGAGGCTCACCCGTTGTGCTGCTGCGCGGCGGCGTAACGGGTACGAGCATCTTCAAGAGCTCTGCGCTGCTGTGCTTCCGCATACTTGATTTCCTGTGCAATGAGATAGGTAATGGCGGCGAGCGCCCCTGCGACAGCAGAGTAGACAAAAGTTGTAAGATCGCGTGACATGGCGTTCTCCTTTCAATAGATTATCACCCCAACCCGCTCGCAATTCGCACCCGTCAGAGCTAAAAAGACGCAACGCGCGTCAAGGTTGGATCAATCAGTACTGGAAGTACTGATCGTCGGTTCCCCACTCGTCCATGGTGGTTCAACCTTTCTAGCGCGTGATGCGCTTTGGGTGTATATAGTTATCACAGAAACAGCGCGCACTTTGAGGAGCCGGCACATGTCATCAATAGGTAGCTTTAATCCGATAGACGGCTTTAACGACATGAAGACACAGGTCGCTAAGGCGGTTAAGGATCTGTTGAATGGCCTCCAGAGTACTCACAGGAAGCTGCTGATACACAATGTGACCTTCGAGCAGGGCGCGAGCGCTGTTGCCTTCGCGCAGCAGCGCGCAGTGAAGGAGGCCGGCGGTACGTGGGCTATAAAGGTTTACGCGGACGCGGAGCTACAGGACCTCGCAGGGAAAACAGTAAACAAGGGGCGCGTCGTGATCGGGTCTCTGCCACACATGACGCAGCGGCTCACTTATATCGTCGGCGGCCGTGAGTACCAGATACAGCACCAATTCCGTCGTATGTCCGGTGTATATACCCGCGTTTCCGATCGAGGCGAAATAGAAGCCGTGGCGGCGAATGAGCGGCTCGGGCAGCTCAAGATGAAGTTCGACCCAATCACTTACCAGATCACAATTAAACCGGTGCGCGGCAGTGACTCGAGTATCAGCCTGTACGACCTGCTCTCCGCAGCGGGTAAGACCGATGACCAGATCGCCGCGGCGTGGGGCCGTCCGCTAGTTGACGCGAACAAGACGCGCAAGAAGGACGCGCTGCGCGACGCAGCCGTCATCGCGATCGCGCGCAAGATGGTAAAAACAGAGACACCGATCACGACCGCGCGTGACGCGGCGGCGTTTATATTTCAACAGCTCAGCGCCTACACGATGGATCCGCGTATCACGAACGACGTCCTAGGCAGAGCGCACACCGCGCTTACACCTGACTGCCTAATCGATGCAGGACAACAGCTGGTGCGCGTGAGCAAGGGCGAGGTGGCCGCCACGTCGTATAACAACATCGGCCATAAGAAGCTCCTCTCGCCGGGGGAGCTGCTGCACGACTACTTAATGCGTTCGTCGTACGATATTCAGCAGCGCGTCAAGAACCGCATGCGCCCCGACAGCACATCTGTCGAAGTAGCGAACAACGCGCTCAATAGGAATATCACGGCGTTCTTCAAGCAGGGCGGAGAGACGCAGCTCGTGAACGAGGCAGATATGACGAACCCGCTCGCTACGATGACGAACTATAGGATGACGACGGTGAAAGGGATGGGAGGTATCGGTGTCGGGCCGGGTATGCAGCTTGGAACTGCGCAGCACGCGCACTCAAGCCATATAGGTTTCCTCGATCCAGTGGACACCGGCGAGAAGAGCACTACGGGGCTCATGCTGCTCATGTCCTTGGGCGCCGGTAAGAAGGACGATCGCCTCCACGCACGCATGTACGACATGAAGAAGGGGGAGTTCGTCGAGGTTGACCCGCTCACCGCAGACCAGAGCATCGTGGCTTTTCCGGACGATGTCGAGTTCGTCAATGGTAAACCTCGCGCGCTCAAGGAGCTCGTCCGTGCGTCAATGCCGCGCGGCGGCGCAAAGTCAGTCCCGCTCAAAGACTGTCAGTACGTGATGGCGCTCTCGCAGGAGCAGTTCGGTCTTGGCACGAACCTGATGCCGTTTCTCAACAACAACAACGGCAACCGCATCATGATCGGAACCAAGATGGCCAACCAAGCCGTCTCGTTGTCGAACCGAGAGGAGCCGCTTGTCCAGATCGCTAAAGAGAACGACCCCAATGTCACGATGGAGGGAGCAGTAGGTCGAGTAAACTGCCTGCCTAGCCCAGTAGACGGAACAGTCGTCAAGATCACCGACGACGAGATCCATATCCGTGGCGTAGACAACAAGGTTGTGAAGATCGAGAAGTATCACAACTTCCCAACGAACGACACGAAGGCGCTGCTAAACCATGAGCCGCTTGTCGCTGTGGGTGACTCGGTCAAGCGCGGACAGGTCTTGGCAGACACGAACTACACCCGAAACGGCACTCTCGCGCTCGGCGTAAACTTGCGAGTCGGCTATATCCCAATGCGTGGGTACAACTATGAGGACGGTATCGTCATCTCGCGCTCCGCGTCCGAGAAGCTCACGTCGGAGCACATGTACACGTTTGAGTGCGACAACGCGATCGCGGCCGGCACGAAGCTCACGCCCGCCCTACTAGACAAGCTCGAAGATCGATCGTCAGTGGTCTCGAAAGACCTGTTCCGCGTCATGTGTCCGCGCTCTGTGCAGAACTACGAGAACTTCGAGGCGCTCGACGCGGATGGCGTCATACCCGTTGGGTCCGAGGTGCGCGAGGGAATGATCCTGATCGCGGCCTGCAGAAAGACCGACAATGACCCAACGCGCGCCACACTCATGCGCGCTACGAAGATTAAGTCCGCGTGGCGCGGAGCAGAGGAGTCGTGGGAGAAGGAGTCAGTGGGCGTTGTGTCGCGCGTGGTCAAGACAGGGAAGAACGTTCGCGTTTATGTGCGCACGCAGGAGCCCATGAAGATCGGCGACAAACTAACGGGCAGGTATGGCAATAAGGGCATCATCACGAAGATACTCGAGAACCACGAGATGCCCTTTGTCGGCACCGACGCGAACGGCAATCGCACGCACCTCGAGGTCGCACTTCACCCAGCGGGCATGCCCGGTCGTATTAATATCGGGCAGCTCATGGAGCTCGGTGCGTCAAAGATCGCGGAGAAGACCGGCAAGCCCTATGTGGTGAACAACTTTGACCGCAAGTCGAACGACCGCATGCGTGAGCTGCTCGATGAGATGAAGCGGCACGGCGTGTCTGATCAAGACATCGCGTACGACCCCAAGACGAGCAAGGCTCTCGGCTCCATCATCAGCGGAAAGCAGTACATCTATAAGCTGACGCACCAAGTAGATAAGAAGATGACCGCGCGACCTGGCGGTGTGCTGCCAGGGCAGTCTGGGTACAAATACGATATCAATAACCAGCCTGTCTCTGGAGCGCCCGCTGGCGGGCAGTCCATGGGCGCGCTAGGTATGTACGCGCTGCTAGGGCATAACGCCCGCGCGTTTATACGTGATCTTCAAACCCACCACTCCACCTACGAGGTCGCAGAGAAGCCGGGCGAGTACGACTCTGATGACTACTGGAACGCGATTATGCACGGGCTGCCGCTCCCGAGCGCCAAACCGACGTTCACTACGCGCAAGTTCTTTAGCTATCTAAAGGCGATGGGCGTCGATCCGGTCAAGAACGGAGACGAGTATCAGCTTGTGCCGATGACTGACGCGGATGTGCTAAGGCAGTGTCCGCATGTCGTGACTAAACCAAACCGCATGCTGCGCGGCAAGGACGCGTCTGTGGAGAAGGGTGGCCTGTTCGACTTCCCAGAGGGAGAGCGCGACAGTACGCGTTGGGGACATATTAAGCTCGCCACCCCTATCGTAAATCCCGTGTTCGAGAGCAGCGTCGCGACGTTGCTGAATGTTCCAGCCAGCAAGACGACAGAGCTTATGCGTGGCACGCTAGACTTTGGGGGCGGGCAGGGTATGGACAGCATCATCAAAGCGCTCAAGTCGATGGACGTTGACAAAGAGATCGCTGCGGCGACTGAGCAGCTTAAATCGGCGCGAAAGACTGACCGAGACCTGTGCTACCGAAAGTTGAAGCTGCTGAACAACCTCAAGCGCCTGAACTTGACCCCGCACGGCGCGTACACAATGCGGTTCTTGCCTGTGCTACCACCGAGGATGCGTCCCATCGCGCTCTCGTCTGATGTTGGGGCGGCCGGTGACATTGACACCGTTGACATCAATCAGATGTACAAGGCTGTCGGCATCGCGAACGACCTGATCGGTCAAATACCGAAGGAGGCGCTGCCCGAAGATAAGATGGAGGCGGCGTACAAGTTGTACAACAAGGTGCGCGAGGCGTTCATCGATGGCGCCATGGACAACAAGGGCGCGCCCATGAACTCGCTTCTGCAATCTGCTGTGCAGCCGAAAGAGGGCGGGGGCGGGCATAAGCAGGCAAAGGAGGGCTTCTTCCAGGCGAAACTCATAAAGCGGCGCTCAGACTTAAGTGGTCGCTCCGTGATTACCCCCGAGCCCGAGCTGAGGCTAGATCAACTTGGGCTGCCGCGTAAGATGGCAATGAACGTGTACCGTCCGTTTATTATACGAAATCTGCGCATGCAGGGCTACACCACGCTCGCGGCTGCTAAGATCTACAGTGAGGATCCGCTCAGTCCCGCGGTCCGCACGGCGCTAGACCAGGCTGTTCAAGAGCGCCCCGTACTGCTCAAGCGCGACCCCGCGCTGCATAAGCACAGCGTGCTCGCGTTCTATCCTAAGCTTGTCGAGGGTAAGTCAATACAGATACACCCGCTGGTGTGCGGTGGTTTCAACGCGGACTTCGACGGAGACACGATGGCCGTGTGGGTCCCGTCCTCCGACGAGGCGCGCGAGGACGCCAAGCGCATGTTGCCGAGCAAGAACCTCTTTGGCGCAAAGGGCTTTCAGGTCATGAACACGCCAGAGTGGGATGCCGCGTACGGCATCTGGCAGCTCACGGAGTTCGCGCGACAGACGACATTAAAGATGAGCGCAGCGGAGGCGTATCTCAAGCTAAAGGCGGGCGAGCTCGATATCGGAGATGTGTTCGAGTTAAACGGCAAGCGTACAACAATCGGGCGAATCATGCTGCACGACGCCATGCCCAAGGAGTACAAGGACGCACAGCTTGGGCAGGATATCCTGTACGGGCCCGAGCTGGACAAGAAGCGCATGAACACGGTACTGACGCAGATCGCTAAGGAGCGGCCGGATCTCTACCCCAACCTCGTTGATGATTGGAAAGACCTCGGCAATAAGTACGCGCACGAAAAGGCGTGGAGCTACGGCTTGGAGGACTTTGTCGCTCACAGCGACATACGTGACAAGCACCTCGCAGCAGCAGACGCGCGACTCGCGCAGACAAAGAACGTGACGGACGCTGACAAGGTGCGTGAGTACGGTGTAGCGGCGGCGGCTATTCGTTCTGAGCTCGCCGAGAGGCTGTCGACCTCCGATAACCGTGCGTGGCGTATGAGCAAGAAGAGCGGAGCGCTCGCGAGCAAGTACAACCAGATCGAGCAGATCATCGCGTCGCCACTACAGGTAGTTGACGGTGACGGCAAGGTGGTCCCTGATCCCGTTCGTAAGTCGTATAGCGAGGGGCTGAAGATCTCGGATTTCTGGGACAGCATACCCGGCGTGCGCACAGGTACGCTTGCGCGTGTGGCCGGCACGAGCGAGCCTGGCGCCAAAGCAAAAGATCTCATTAACTTATCCATCAGCACCGTCGTCGCGACAGATGACTGCGGGACCACGAAGGGTATCCCGATTAACACGTCGGATGTGGACGCAGAAGGTCGCTACCTGATTGGTCCCGTTGAGTGCGGCGACACCACCTATAAAAACAACACGCTGATCGACGGCGCAGTGCTAAAGGTGCTGAGGAAGCACTACCCGTCCGTCATTGTCCGCAGCCCGATGACCTGTAAGGCAACGAAGGGCGTGTGCAAGAAGTGCGCGGGCTTCAATGAGCGCGGTAAAGATTACGCGATCGGGGAGAACGCTGGCGTCAACTCCGCGCAGTCTCTCTCTGAGCCGCTCACGCAGATGGTGATGCGCGCGTTCCACACGGGCGGGTCGGCGTCGGGTGCTGGTGCGCAGATCGGAAACCAATTCGATCACCTCGCGCGCTTATTTACGCTACCTCAGGTGCTGCGCGGCTCTGCGACGCTCGCGCCAGTGGCGGCGCAGGTAGCCGCTGTCGATAAAGACACCATCGCGGGTGGCTCGATCATCACGCTTAGCACAGGAGAGACGCTCCGCGTTCCCGCAGATCGAGACGTGACGGTTAGAGTTGGCGACACAGTCACTCCAGGGCAAGCTGTCTCGTCTGGCCCTGTTAACCCGCATGAACTGCTCGACTACGCCGGTATGGGGCCCGTGCGCACTTACCTGTTGTCGGAGCTACAAAAGGTTTATGGGGAGTACGGTGTGCGGCGTCGCCACGTTGAGATGATACTCAAGAACCTGACCGGTAACGTTGAGGTGGTCGATGACCCTCTCAACGAGGAGATCCCCGGTGAGCAGCTGACAGAGTCACAGGTTCGGCGGATCAACTCTGAGCGCGCAGCCAAGAAGCTTGCCCCGATAAAGACAAAGCCGGTGCTCATCAACATCAATCAGGCAGTCCGTGTTGCAGCAGAAGGCGATTTCTTAGCGCAGCTGAACTACCAGCACGTTCGTAAGTCTCTCATAGACGGTATGAACTTTGGTGCCAAGTCGAACCTGCATGGCGCTAACCCGCTGCCCGGCATTGCGGTAGGCGCCGAGTTCGGGCGTACAGGCACTGAGGGTACTTACTGATGGAGCTCAAGACAGGGCTGGCCACGCAGGCCACATCAAACATTTTATCGGGCCGAATCACCCGCGTTGACGCCGAGAGTGGTAGGGTGGACGTCATAGTGCAGTCGCCGTACCAGCGCTTCTTCACTGACTGCGAGGTTGCGTCGAGCTTCCGTGGGCAGGGGTTGGGAGGCTTCGACTTCAAGCCCACCGTCGGGGCGTACTGCGTTGTATTAGAGAATCTCTCCGCGTCTAACCGAGGTATGTCCGCGAGCGCGATGGTGATTGCGTTTAGGGGCATCACGCAAGAGGCGCGCAATATCGTTGGCGAGCTCGCGCCTGGCGATATACGCGTGCAGGGGGAGAACGGCAACGAGGTACTGTTCAGAAAAAACGGCGATGTCTATCTGGTATCGGATCAGCAGTGCATGCTCTCGCTCCTGAGCACGGAGGAGATCGTGCGCCTCAACTCGCCCAGCTATGAGCACTCGCTCGGCGGCGGGTCTTTCAGGTGGTCCGTGTCGGCGGATGAGCTTGGCGGCCCTGTGGCGTACCTGTTGGGGATCAAGGAGTTCGAGAGTGACCCCGCACCGTACCTGACTGTATCGGCGGGCGCAGCGGTGGCCGGCGGGCTTAATGTCACGCTCAATCGCCCCGGCGCGGCAGCCGGTGTCCCCAACACTGCGTTCGTCAGCATGGTAGACGCGGCTGCGGGGTTTCACTTCGACGTCACATCTGACGGCAGCGTGTCTATCGCGTCGACGGGTAGTTGGACGCAGGAGAGCGTCGGGTCTATGCTCATCTCGTCGACAGTGAGCCTTGGTATGTCCGCGCCATCTGTTGCGCTCTCGGGAGGCGCTGGCTCAATTGGAGTAGACGCGACTGGGCAGATACGCCAGATAGCACCCGCCGGCAGCACGGTTGACGCGCCACTTCTGGAGCTGTCATACGAGGGCCAGCGTATGCTGTTCTCAGATAATACCGTAGAGAGCCGTCGCGTAGTGACAGAGGACATACTGCCGTGGCTGTTTAATCACGTTCACCCTACGCCGATGGGCGTGAGCTTGCCGCCGCTACAGGGGCCGACGCTTGTACAGCAAGAGGTCATGGCGGATGTGCTCATCAAGCTCTCTGCGTACATCGCGGCGATCAGCCTGGCGCTGCCGCCCACGTCGGCGGCGGGCACGGCGCTACTCAACGCGCTCAGCCTCTACGCTCTACCTGCGGTGCGCCCCAATATGGTAGACTCAGAAGAAGATGTGCGCACAACAGACACAAAGGTGAGGTAATATGCTCGATACCCCTCTTTTCTTAGACCGTAAGCGCGTTGTTCACTTTGAGAAAGTGGCAGTGACGGTCAAGCTCCCCGACGATGTCACACGATGGGCACCGCAGGTGCTCAGCGAGCTTCACAGGCAAGCGCCCGTTATGCGCAACTTTCATAGTGAGATTGTGCTAGACCGCACGGAGCCGAACAAGGGTGCTGGCTTCGGTTATATCATCGCGCGCCCTAAGACGCCTGACCCGATGCTCGATGTCGAGTCGGCTGATATTAAGATACCCATATTTATTAAGAACTGGATGCTGAGCCCGCTCGATATCTTCTTCGATAGCGCGACGGGCCGTGGGTATTATCTGTCGGAGGGGCGTATCCGTGAGGTGCTGCAGCAGACAGGAGCTGCCGCAGGCATTGTTGGCAAAGATGATCCGCTCTCTGACGATATCCGCACAATGCTGACGCCGCCGTGGGAGAACGTTGGTCAGTTCTATCGTGGCGTCAACACACAGGTGAGCCAGAGCGCACAGACAAAGACGTCATCGCTTCTGCGGCAGCTCGGGGGGACAGTGCTGCCCGAGCAGCTATCAAAGCTCGCATCGTGGGTACAGAGCGACGAGGGCAAGGTGAGCCTGTGGGGGCGTATGGACCTTGTCCCTGTGTTCCGCCGTGCGCTGACCATAGACCCAAGCGAGTTCCATCAGGATAAGGTAGCGAGCTCAAACGGCGCGCGCGTCGTGCAGTATCGTTGGTCGGGCGGACCCATGGTGCAGGTCAAGATCGCTCAGCCAGACGGGTTTGCGCCGCAGCAGGGGCAGGTGCCGGCTGAGCAGGCTGCCACAAATATGGATCCCAACATGCAGGCAGAGCTCGCGCAGAACGGACAAGCCACCGCCGCGCCCGAGGTAGTTGCGCCGGAGACGCTCGAGGGCGACGATTTTCAGATCGTGTCCTCATTTGGCGTCCACAGGGTGATCACCGTGAACGCGGAACAGATTATGGGCTGGGTCTTCCCTTTCATACTCTCGTATAAGATGGAGAAGGTCCCGATGCAGCTGTTCACAGACGGCACTAACTTCGCCACACAAGAGCAGATCGCCGGTGTGATGATCAGCACGAACGCGAACTTGCCGAACGAGCAACCACAGGGCCGCGGCTTCTTCTACATTATTCGCAACGGCAAAGCCTTCGCGTTTGCTCCGATCGACTTACAAGGTGAGCAACAGCAGCCTGACGGCAGCGTGATGTTTATGGGCACGACCATCCTTGGAAACAACCCAATCCAGATCATGAAAGTGGACGGCATGAAGGCCGCCGCGGAGATGGGAGAGGGGCAGTTCGCGGTACCCGGCGACGTCCGCTGGTGTACCTTTAGGCAGCAAACCAATCCGCTCATCACAGATCCTATGCAGGCGTCCCAGCGCGCGGGCGCGTTCGTGCTCGCCAAGGCGCAACAGCAGCAGCAGATGGAGATGCAGCAGCAACAGGCGCAACAGCAGCAGGGTGGTCGCCAAAAGAAGGCGTCTTATATTCCTATTACCGCGACCGTGCGCATGACACAGGAGGGGTCACTCACGCTAGGCGGCGCTGCCTTCGATAAGCTAGCGCACAAGTACACACACTTTTTGGACTACGCCGATGCAGAGTGGATGCTCGCGCTCGCTGGCGTAGATCCGCAGTACACGCGCGAGAAGGTCGCGACGCTGCTTACGAAAGCCGGCGGGTTTATGGAGGTACCCTGCCTGCGCGCGGTGACACCTCCGCAGACAATCAGTCGCCTAAAGACGGCCGCACTTGACAGCTACGCGGCACGCTTTAATCACTTCATGGCGAAGCACGCAGCGGAGATCAATGACCCCAACCTTGCGGACACACTGCTGGCGCTGAACTTCCTAAACCCGCGCAATATCAGCATGTTTATTTCATACCTACCGCAGTTCGAGGAGACCACGTCTAATCTCGCCAATCTGCTCGTCGCGGCTCGCCTCGGTGCGAGCGAGATCAACGAGGCAGCGTGCGCCGAGTCGCTACGTAATATCGAGGACGTGATTATGGGGCTGCGTAAGCTTGTCATGTCTAGAGAGGAAGTCTGATGCGCCACCCGAGCGAGTTATTTCTGCTGTCGCTCCTCGTCGACCTGAAGTCTGACAAGGAGGTTAGACGCCTAGTCGCTGCGCTCGGGTTGCCACACCTAAAAGAGTGCGATGAGGCCGACGCATATATCGCGGACCTGCGCGCGCAAGTCATGAGCCTGCGCCCTGCGGGATTTACGGGTGCGCGCGGAGAAGATCGCGTGTTCCTACGCGCGCTCAACGTAGACGGCATATACCACCCTGATAAGACAGTGACGCAGTGCCTGCAGATCCTCGAGCGCCCGACTGTGCGCAGAGATGTGCTGCTCGGGTTTATGGGCCGTGTTGATCATCGCGACCTGTCCATGCACATGGCGCGCAAGCACGATCTAGATGTCGGCCCACAGGTCCTTCGCACGCTGAGGCACTACTACTTTAACGTAGATATCGTCGATCCTGGAGATTGGGGGGATCTGCTAGACGAGGAGGACCCAAACACGCGCCACATGATGGCGTGCATGGACGGCGGCCCGATCACTACAGCGTACCGTATCGGACTAGACCGCGCGACAAACGTAAAAGACGCCGTCTACGAGGTGGTCGCCGCCGTCAACTCCACGATACACGAGATTAAGAACTGGGACACAACCCCCGAGAAAATGCGGATGCTCTCAGACTCAATGTCCGTGCTCGCCAAGGCGCACGCGGTGATTAACACTGCGGATCAGGAGCTCGCCACTATCGCCTCTGAGTTGAAACAATTCAAGCTGGCGCGTAGTGTGGAGCGCCCACTGCCGCTCGCGTTGCTCTCTAAGGAGATGCGCGCGTTGCCTGCTCCAGCCGAGAAGGAGAAGACACGTGCAAATAGATGATGTTATGAATAAGAGCTACATGACCCGCCCTGTTGTGTTCGAGACCGCCGAGTCTGAGCTCTTTAACTGCGACTTTGCTACCCGCGATGATGGGATAGTGTTTCACTTTAAGCCGCACAGATCCTCGCACCTAGGTCAGCTTCAGAAAGCTGCGCGGTCTGCATTCTCCGACACGCTGGGTCACAAAGCCGCCGAGCTGCTCCGCGTTGAGCTTATCAACGACGAAGACTATGGCATACCGCCCAACATATTCGTGTTCGTATCTGACTTCGGAGACAATGTGGCTGCAGCGCGTAGCGTAATCGAGCGGGGCATACGCGGAACCTACGAAGGGCTACGGATGATCATTGGGTGACACATCGGGGTCATACGCGGGCCCGCGTAGTTGCTTTTTGTATAACACTATTCGTAGCGTGCCTCCCTCGAATCCGATCGCGCCAGGCAAGGCGGTCCCTGTCTCTGTTACGAGCGCTCGGATAGCTTTCCGCATAGGCGTGTGAAGATGGTCGGGTATGGGGGCGAGGATGCGCCACACTGCGGTCACTTTGAGTGCGTCGGCTTCGCGTATATATTGTAGGCTACCCACGTCGCAGACATCGAACGCGATCAGGTTCACTAGTCGGGCGATATCTTTGCACACTCGATCTTCTACGCTCATGAGAACACCATGCCAATAGTCCCGAACACGGCACAAAACCGTAAAACGCTGAGTAAAATAGCACATAGGCGCGCCAACTCACAGCAGGAAGAGGTCACACTGGAGGACTTGGGGCTGAGCGAGAAGGTCAAGTCCATCGACGTAACAGAGGTCGAGGTGCGGCCCACGGACTTTGTCGAGTTCGCGATAATGGTCCCTGACCAGCACAGCAAGACGCTCAAGGAGTTCTCGTTTGGGGAACGGCGGTATCTCAAACCTGTCTATGACACGATGTCGCCGCGTGTGTTGCTCAAATGTGGGCGCCAGGTAGAGAAGTCCACCTACCTCGGTAACCGCCTCCTGTCGATGTCATGCATACAGCCAAACTTTACCGCGCTGTACGTGTCTCCTACCAACCAGCAGACCAAGACGTTCTCGAACGACCGCATCCGTGAGCCGCTCGATGTCAGCCCACGGCTTAGGGCGTGGACAGACTCCGCGCTAAACCAAAACGTGTTCCACAAGAAGTTTATTAACCGTTCGCAGATCGTGCTCCGCTATGCGTACCTAAACGCAGACCGCACACGCGGTATCGCGGCGGACTTGGTCTGTATAGACGAGATACAAGATATCCTCCCCGACAACATCTCCGTGATCGAGGAGTGCATCGCGCACAGCCCGTTTAAGTATAAACTGTACAGCGGTACGCCCAAATCTCTGGACAACACGATAGAGGGGCTGTGGGTTGACGAGAGCACGCAGAACGAGTGGGTTGTCCCGTGTGAGCACTGTGGTGGAGGAGATTACCGACATTGGAATATCCTGTCAGAGATCAACATCGGACCGAGGTTTCTGATCTGTGAGAAGTGCGGCAAGCAGATACACTCCATGCACGCCGATGCGCAGTGGGCGTCGCTCAACCCAAAGCCGCGCGTACCAAACCCAATGGACGGCTACAGGATCCCACAGCTCATGGTACCGTGGATATCATGGTCGGACATCCTCAACAAGCAGCTGACATACTCACGAGCACGCTTCAATAACGAAGTGCTCGGCTTATCGTACGACAGCGGCACGCGTCCGATTACACAGCAAGACGTCATCGACAACTGCACTTGGAAGTTCGGACTAACAGATGCAGACGTCCGCGCGGCACGCGCGGCCCTCATAGGGGCGGGCGCGCGTGTGTTCATGGGCATCGACTGGGGCACGGGCGAGCAGACACACACAGTTGTCACGATCTGCGCATACATGGACGGCAAGTTTACGATCGTCTACGTGCGCAGATTTGAAGGGCCGGAGAGTGAGCCACAGGCTCAGCTTGCTAGAATTGAGGTGCTCGTTAAGGAATGGCGAGTGTCTCTCATAGGCGCGGACTACGGCGGCGGGTTCGATAGAAACGACGCGCTGCTTCGTAAGTTCGGCGCGCGAATGGTGTTCAAGTATCAGTACAGCACAGTATCCGCCGGCAAGGTTGTCTGGGACGCCGCGCTGGGCAGGTTTATGGTGAACCGCACTGAGGTCATGAGCGACATATTCAACGCGATTAAACGCAAGGGCGTCTTCGCGTACCCAAGGTGGGAGGACTTCGAGGTGCCGTTCGCGCAGGACATGTTAAACATATTCTCTGAGTACTCCGAGACGCGCCGCATGAGCGAGTTCAAGAAAAGTCGCGGCGTTACGGACGACACCTTCCACGCTGTTCTGTACGCCTTCCTGGTCAGCACCCTCACCAATCCGAGGCCAGATGTGCTTCTTCCTCAGACGGTGCACCAATCTCGCGCCCAATAAGCAGCGCGCGGCCGATATATATCTCAGAGCGCGAGTGCCGCAATAAACGCGCCTCTGTCCTAACCCTGTCGAGGGCGCTGCAGACTAAACTTTTCCCGACAGCTTCTACCGTATCCAATGAGAGCTTCCCAATATCACCTAGCATCGTTGATATCTCAGCGATCCCCCAGCGCTTCTTGTGCGTGAGCGCTGTAATAAGCGCGTCACGCAGCAGCTGTACCTGGTCGGTGTCGAGGCTGACTTTGTGAGGGGCGGAGATATCGAGTAGCGCCTCAAGGGTCCTCAAGCGCCGCTCAAGGGCGGCGACATGCGCTCTAAGTGAAGCAATCTGTGCCCGCGCGCTCTGCCCCTCAGTCGCGCCTGCCTCTAGATAGCGCGCGAGCTCTCTCCGCGCGATCAACGCCGATTTGCCCACGCGGCGCGTAACCTCTATCTTTCCTTCTTTAATGTGCCGCTGTAATGTACGTCGTGAGATACCTAGCTCTTGCGCAGCATCACGTGTACAGACATAATCAACATCAGATTCCATAAGGGTTACACCTATGTATACAAAAGAGAGCCTTGCTCAGCTCGGCAAAGACGCTAGCGACCTTTATCTCCGGCACGGTGTGCCACTCACCGACGCTATAGTAAAGATCGCGTCTGGTAAAGGTGACCTCAGCAAGGATCACGTCCAGCGCATCATCGAGAACGCTAACCTCGTTACGTTCGAGGAGATGTTCAAGACGGGCCCATCAAAGCATGTCACATTTGACTTAGCAGAGCCTGACGCTGTTCACGCCAAGCTGAGTGGTGGGTACGAGCCTGCGGGAGATCTCGCTGCGTACCTCGCGGCGCCAAGCGCCGAGCGTCGTCTTGACGGCTTCGACGCTATACCAGAGGAGAAGAGCGCTGCCCATGTTCCTGAGCACGTTAGATGGCGGCGCGATTACTACGCCACAAAGGGCGCGGTTGACGTGCTCGTGAAAGAGGCGAGCGCCCACGACGCGCACGCTGAGGCGGCGGTGCATAACTTCGTGCAGCTATGCAAGCGCGCATCGTACGGCGTGGGCGTTAAGCCTATTCTCCAGCTTGCGGGCGCGGCCTCGACTGACGGAGAGGTGTTCACGAAGATAGCGCACGCGGTCGTCGGCGCGCTGTCTTGGGAGCATAAGGAGGGCGACTATGTCGAGTCGCTACCCAATCGAGACCATCCTGTGTACAAGGCTTACGCAGAGGCGGAGTCCGCTGTTAAGCTTGCCGCGCAGTATCGCTCCGCGCTGATAAACGCAGAGCGCGCGCATCAGCGCGTGGTTACGGAGATGAGCTGATGGCCGGTATGCCACCAATCGCGCGCCATCTAGCGTACGGCGCCGGTGGGGCGCTCGCATCTTTTGCCGCAGCTAGGGGCATAGGTGCGATCCGTACCCACCTCGCACAGCGCCGCATGCAGGACAGTCTTGCACAGATGGAAGCAGAAAATCCGGCCCTCAGGCGCATACCGCAGCACAAGAAGGAGCGCGCGTACAGTGCGATTGCAAGCTACTCACCCGATTTAGCAAGCGACCCGTACGTGGGTGGGGAGATGGTGCTAAATATGGCGCGCGGAAAGACACCTGCGTACACTGTTCTGAGAGAGGCCCGTCAACTTTCGAGTTTAGCGGGCGGGTCGTCAGGCGAGGCGCTCGCCACCTCAATCGGTGCAACAGCTAATAGAACTATGGGAGAGTTAGCGAACATGAAAACTGCAGAATATCTAAAAGCCAAGTACGGTCTCGACGATAGCGCCCTCGCGGCGGTCTACCAGAGAACCGCCGACTCGGTCGGTGTGGAAAAAATCGCCTTTGACTGGGCGCCTGTTGCAGGCGCGGTCGGCGCAGCGGCTGTGACATACGCGGTGCCGGCGGCAATTGACGCTGTTCGCGCTGCGCGTGTGCGCGCTAACCGTGACAAATACCTCAATGAGATGAAGCAGGTTCATCCGGACATGCGGTCGATCCCTACGCAGGACCTGCACATCGCGTACAACAGCATGGCACAGCACACGCCTGATGTGCTCTCTGACCCCCTTCTCGGCGGTCAGACGCTAAAGCAAATGGCGCAGTTCCGCATGGCGAACGTCTCATCGCTGAACGAGATTAGTCGTCTGCGCGGCCAACGCCCACTAGACGCCGCGCTGACGGAGAGCACGAAGCATCTCGCGCGCGGCATAGGGTCCGGAGTTACAGAGATGGCAGGTGTCGGTAATGCTACGTTCCAGGATACTATGGCGCTCGCAGGTGCGCGCCAAACCGTTGCCGCCGGTGTCGGGGCGTACCGTAATGATATGAGCGCGGCAGTATCGGAGGCTAGGTCGTCTTACGGGTCTCCGGCAGCGCGGAGGTAAGATCAGGTGGCAATCATAAAGCAGAGTACGTTCCCCGCAATGGGGCCTAGCGGCGAGCCGCTCGTCCGGCTCCTCACAGAGCTACCTAGCGCCGGCGACTCGTTTGAAAAGATTGCCAGCGTCCACCCTGAGATACTCGCGTATAAGTCGCAGCTCTCTCCTGAGCCAGGTAAGACATATGTGCATATCTTGGCGCTCGGCGCCGGAGAGTATTACGGACCTAACTTAAATAACGACCACTTTCCGTGGCAAGGCCTGCAACACGATCACACTAAGACCCCGCACCCACACTTGCACGGTTTCAAGACGTTCTTGAACGCGCACGCTTTCGCGCACCACGTCAACAAAGACCCTGAGAAGGCATACGGTGACGTGCTGCTATCGGTGCTGAACAGCCAAATGAAGCGCGTCGAACTCATTGTGGCAATTGACGATGAGAAGTGTGTCCGCAACGGTGGGGAGAAGACACTACAGCGCATCAAAGCCGGCGAGTATCCGAGCACAAGTATGGGGTGCCGCGTCCCGTACGACGTCTGCTCTATTTGTGGTCACAAGGCGAGGTTCCGCCCAGAGTACTGTGAGCACATGACAACGCAGGCAGGTAAGATATACGAAGATGGGCGCAAGGTCTTTGTGTACAACCCGTATCCACGATTTTTCGACATCTCCTTTGTATTTATCGGAGCCGATCGCACGTCCTTCGTGCTAGAGCGGATTGACAGTGCTCCGAAAGCAGAGAAGGTCGCCTACGTTGGGCAGGGCCTGGTCAACACCGTAAAGGGTCTGAACTGGACTACGAAGGGTATCGGCAAGCGCATGGCCGTTGGTGCCGCCACGGGCGCGGCGACGGGTGCGATGATGGGCGAGGATGGAAATCGCGTCCATGCGATGCTCCGTGGCGGTTTACTCGGCGCGGCCGCCGGCGGCACGGTTGGGCAGGTCGCCAATATGGGGGCGATGGGCACAGCTGCGATGGGCTTAACTGTGGGCGGTATGGCGGCAGGTATGAACACTCAGCCGCCCCCGCCGCCTGGCATGTCTTCTACGCTGAGCCAAAATAATCCCTCCACCTCGCTCAATTTTCAGAAAACCGCTCTGAGCGCGGATGCGGCGCTGCGCAAGAAGCTGCGGAAGATGACAGGCACCGTACAGCCCTATATCGGTATTCGGCTGAGCCATAAAGTGGCGCCGACCTACAAGAACGTGCCCACCGCAGGGAAGGTCCGTGACGCTGTTCGTAAGGCTATCAGAGAGATCTCTGCCCGCGCGATCAGCCCCGTGCCAGTAACATATATCAACGTGGGTGCACAGTCTCAGATTGTCGATACGCGACTGACACAAGCCACGGATTACGTACCCATACAAGAAACCAACGCGGACTACAGCGCCGTGCGTGGAGGAGACATGGTTGCATCGAACGAAAAGGTCGCCGCGCAGAAAGCCGCCGAGGTATCAAAGATGTCTGACATTTTCAAAAATGTCAGTTCGCTTCCGATGGGACGCGCTGTTCCGTTGCTTACACGAACAGAGCCCGACATGCCGACGACGATTCTAGATCGTCTAGCGGGTGCACCAGATTTAGGTCAGTCGCTCGGGGGGCTCGGCGCCGCAGGCATAGTATTAAAGCCGCATGAGTTCCAGCGGGTTATTCTTGTGCGCTCAGGTCAACAAGATCTGGCAGACCGCTTGCAGCACGCTGGGCAGGTATTTGACTACACACGTGCGCCCGTCGAGCGCTCAGTACGGATTGTAATCCGTGCCCCTAGTGTCGGGGCTATCCCTATGGGTTTAATGGACATGATCAAGACCGTGATTGAGCGGCGCTCCGCCTTGGCGCCGCTCGCGCTTAGGAGATCCGCGGAAATCGTAGCGACGCCTGCGGTGACCCCCGTCGTCACACCAGTCCTCAGCAAGATCGCCGCGCTCTACAATGGCTACCGTGAAGATCTCCTGCTACACGCAGAGGATTTGATCAAGACGGCTATGGATACGCCAGCTGTGATGAGGATCATTGAGACAACACGCGGCGGCGGTTATGCTGACGAAGGACCGGCCATGGAGGCGCTCTCAGAGCTGCCCATGGCATATTTCAGCCATGCTTATTGGAACCGCTGCTGCTGCGACCGCACGCTCAGCGATGCTGCGTTTGCCAGCAAGTTTACCGAGGAAAATCCCCACATCGCGAAATATCTCGCAACCCTTGTTGCAACTCGCTAGTGTTGCACATATAAGATAATCCGCACACATGCCTCCAAGGAGAACTCTATGAGCATGGATGAGCTACTTCTGCAGGAGCTATACGGCTCTCAGCAAATACAGGCCGACGAGCAGACCAAGCAGGCTCAGATTGAACTTGTGCAAGCTGTTGCTGCCGAGTCTGGCATTAACCTTGACGAGCTCGATGATGACGAGCTCAGTAAATTTGCACATTATGTCTTGTCAGATGAGGACGAGGCGCAGTATGCTGATGATGAGCTTCAATCTAAGCTTGCCGAGGCGGACATCGTCGGACGCCAAATGGCTTTGAGTTATGCCGATCAACTGAACCAACTTGAGAATGGAGAGCCCATGTTTGACAAAGTCGCCTATGCAATGAACGATGTGGCCGAGGCGTGGATGGCCGAGAAGCTCGCAGCAAAGATGCAATTCCCCGATCCCGACGCCACCATGCCTCAGGATTACGCTGACCTGAAGAAGAGCCTCGGGCGGCGAGAGAAGATGAGCGCGAACGCGAATAAGCGCTATTACGATAAGCGTGAGGCTGAGCTCCGCGCGAGGCGTGGTTTCTTCGGTAATCTTTCCAAGAATCAGAAGATTGGCCTCGGTATCGGCGGTGCAGCTCTCGCCGGCGGTCTCGGCTACGGCGCGTACCGAATGATGAAGAACCGCGAGAAGACGGCATCGTTGCTGGTCGACATGATCTCTCCCGAGGAGTTTGCCAAGGAGGCGGAGCTCCGCGCCGCCGAGATCCTTTTGGCCAACGGCGTGGATCCGCAGACTCTGGAGTACGTGCAGCCTGAGTATGTGAAGATCGCAAGCTTCCCTACTCCCGACGAGGCTGCCGATGAGGACGAGTACGCGGTGTTCTCGCACTACGATGAGATGCTCGACACTGCGGCACAGCACATCATCGACGCCCTCCTGAGCTAATACTTCTCTGCGCTGCCGCACCTAGCGCCTTTGGCGGACAGCGCAATGTGCGCTAGGAGCAGAATAAATGAACGTACAGTACGTTATAGACCGAGCGCTCGCAGATGCCGCAGGGCGCTCTGAGACTGCCACGCGTGAGCTTGCTCCTGTTGGAAGCAGCAGTGCGGATATTACTAAGTTGGCGGCCGCGCTGAATTTTATTGGTGCTAATCTTGAGGCCTCTGTGCCAACACCTTCCGAGATTATGGCACAGGCCGAGCTAACCAGCATGCTGGGCGTGGGCGGGGAGAAGGTCGCTGCGAGTAAAAAGCAGCAGGCGCGCCGCCTAGCGAATATTCGCGCAGCCCAGGCCGAGCAAGTCGCTCGGCGGCGTCAAGCTATTCCCAACACCGCGCCCACATTGCCGTCATCGACAGCCCCTGTGTCGTTACCTCAGGTGTCGCAGGGTCAACCTGGTGTACGCCCTGACCTAAGCAGGGCAACGTTCACGCCGATGCCTCAGGGCGGTCCGGCTACCGGACCTCTCCGAAGCGGTGTACGCTCTGGCCTAAACACGGAGACGCTCACGACTATCCCCCAGGTCTCGGGCGGCGGTTCAGCTACCGGAGCTCTCAGAGGCGGTGTACACCCTGGCCTAGGGACGCTCACGACTATGCCCCAGGTCTCGGGCGGTAGTCCAGCTACCGGACCTCTTCGAAGCCGCTATGTCCCTTACCGCACGTGGGAGTATGAGAGCCCCAATGAGCTAGGGCGCCTCACAGCCCCCTACGCAGACTCTGCACTCCGTCGCCATTACAATGAAGGGGTTAAAGTCGTTGACCACGCGCCCCCTGCTTCGGGGTCGGGACCTCTCCGAAGCGGTCAGACGGGTGTACGCCCTGACCTAAGCAGGGCGACGTTCACAACTATCCCCCAGGGCGGTCCGGTAGCCGGACCTCTCCGAAGCGGCCAGATCAACCCTGCGTTGGCGGATACTATTCCTCGGTCTCGACCGCAGGGCATGACTGTTCCCATGACCGAGCCCAGCGGAGCGGTCAATCCTAAGTTACAGGAAATGCGTGCACGGCAAGCAGCGGCGCAAGCCCAAGCGGAGGCCGAGGTAGCTGCACGTAGAGCACAATATGGAACGACCCCGGATAATGGGATACGTAGGCAGGCAAAGCTACGCCAGCGCAGTAATGTCAGGAATGTGGGCGGCCGCAGGATGGTCGTCGCTACCGGCGGCGGAGGCGCAGGTGGGGGTACGCCATCTGCGGGCAGGATGATGGGCGGCGGAGGCGCAGGTGGGGGTACGCCATCTGCGGGCAGGATGAT